TTGACCTTTGGAACCATCTTTCAGAAAAAAAGAACTGGAGGATAACACAATTACCCAATGGATATTATCAGACAGAATATAAAGATCCTAACTGCACTTGTGATCCAAAATTAGATCCATGTTGTGAAAAATGGAATGATGTCACAAGAAGAGAGACTTTAGTCGGAGCGGAACAAGCTGTTGACGGATCTGTCGAGCACTACAAAAAAAGAGCTGATTTCATAAAAGGCCCAAAAGTAGTCAAAACATTTAAATAAACCACATTAAATACAATATAATATAATGAATTATAATAATACTACAAGTATAGTTAAAGATCTTAGTTTTAATAAGAAAGCAAGAACTAAAATAATGAAAGGTGTTGACAAGTTAGCCAAAGCAGTTGGTTCAACTTTAGGCGCCGGCGGTAAATGCGTTATATATGAAGACTCTATGGGTCGACCGGTGATTACAAAAGATGGTGTAACCGTTGCGGAAAGCGTAGTCTTGATTGATCCGGTCGAAAATATGGGTGTAACGCTGGTAAAAGAAGCCGCTAGTAACACAGTAGATGAGGCAGGTGATGGTACTACTACAGCTACCGTACTTGCCCATGCTGTTTTAAAGGAGTATAATAGCTACGAAGGCTGGCAAGACACGCGTCAAATTATAAGAGGCATCGACTATTCGCTGGAAAAAGTGCTAGAATACCTAGAAAAAATAAAAAAACCCGCAAATGATGAGCTAATTAAGCATGTTGCTAAAATTTCTTGCAATAATGATGAGATTTTAGGCAATTTAATTGCAGAAGCTTACGAAAAAGCCGGTAAAAACGGTATAGTTTTAATGGAAGGCTCACAAGATGAGACAACTTACGTTGAAACTGTTGACGGGGTTGAGCTAAGTGGGTGTAAAATCAAGTCTCCGCACTTATACACAGATAAAGACAACCACAAAGCTATCTTAGAAGAGCCTTATATACTAATTGTCGACTCACCAATTGAGCAAGTCCGTAAAATACAGTCAATTTTGGAGTTTGTAATTAAAAAAGGAGCTTCTTTGTTAATTGTTGCAGATATGGAGCAACAACCTTTTGCTACATTAATGATGAATAAAGTAAAAGGAAACATAAAAGTTAATATAGTTGACTCACCGGGCTTTGGACCTTCAAAGAGAGACACGCTTGAAGACCTAGCATTGTTAACAGGTGCTAAAGTTATAAGTGAACAACTTGGTGATGACATGGATTTAATGACTCCAGATGTTCTTGGTAGAGCAAAGAAAGCTGTTACTGATAAAAAATCTACAATTCTTACTGTTGAAAAAAATGAAAAGCTTTTAAAAGATAGAATAAAAGTTGTAGAAAAGAAAATTAAAGAAACTAAAGATAAGTTTTGGAAAGGTTTACATAAAAAAAGACTAGCTATGTTATCAGGAGTTGTAAGTGTGATTAAAGTTGGTGCTTATACTAAAATAGAGGCAAAAGAAAAAATGGATAGAGTTGATGATGCATTGCATGCAACTAAAGCCGCTATTGAAGAAGGTGTAGTACCAGGTGGTGGTATAGCCTTGCTAAACGCTGCTCAACACGCAGAGTTTCACGGTGGTGATGGTGAAAAGATATTAATGTCAGCAATACAATATCCTTTTGAAAAAGTACTTGAAAACGCTAATTACTCAGAAAGAAAACAATTTGTAGATGAGTGGGAAGAAGGCGAGGGTGTTGATGTAACGTGTGGTTGTACTAAAAATATGATTGAAGAAGGTATTGTTGATCCACTACTTGTAACTAAGTCAGCTTTAAAAAATGCAGTAAGTGTTGCTAAAACTATAATCTCTGCGGATTGTGTAATATCTAATATGAGGACAAATGAAAGCAATTAATTACTACATTATAATAGAAAAAATAAAAGAGGCACCTCGAAAAATGGGTGGGCTAGAAATAGCAGAAGCCAAAGACAAAGAGGTTAGATATAAAAAAGCTAAAGTAATATCTGCAGGCGATAAAGTTGTAGGTATTAAAACTGGTGATATTATATTCTATGATAAGCATGCTGGTCATGGTATATCGTATAAAGAAAATGTTTACACAGTTATACAGTTTAGCGATGTTGTACTTGTTGAATGAAACTAAGCGCAACAGATATACGTGATATGAATTTGTTTAAGTATTACAGGCTCGTTCGCAAATGGGCCTGTAAAACTTATGGGTTAAAAGACGCTGATTTAGAACTTTTAATCTATTTAGATTGCAAATCGCGATTTACACGTAATGATTTTATAGAAGGGGTATATACTTACTCCTGGGATAAAGCCAGATGGGAGCGCTTGCGTAAAGCAGGCTGGATAGATGTTTGGCGACACCGAAACCGCACTTCAATTAAATACAGCGTCTACAAAACTTCTTTCAGATGTAGGCAGCTAATCTCAAGAATTTACAGAATATTGCTTGCTGAGGAGGATTTACCTACTAGCGAGCGAAGCAAGTTTTACAACAATAAATCATATACAGACAAAGTCTATAACAAAGCTATTGATGATATGATAAAAGACAAAGATAGATAATTATGGCAACAATAACATCAAAACTAACGTTAGACAGTACAACTGTTTCAGCTAATGAAACTTTAGGTTTATCAGTAGTTGATACGTTAACTGTAGGAGCTCCAAGTAATGGACTTTCTCAAATTTCAGTTAGTAATTCAGGTAAATCAAATATACTTGAAAACAATTCAGCTGCTACATATGTGTACTTAAAAAATACAGATAACACAAACTTTATAAAGCTGTTTAACGACACTGATCAAGAGTGGGGTATTTTACATCCAGGTGAGTTTGCATTTTTTCCAGTTGGTACTGCGGTTGGATTAAGATGTCAAGCTGACACTGCCGCTTGTTTAATAGACTACGCTTATTGGACCAAAGCATAAACAATAACTAATTAAAAACAAAAAAAATGGCCTACAAGAAATCACCATTTAAAATGATGCCAAAAAGCCCTGTATTAAAGGCTTTAATTGGTAATCAAAAAAACCTTAACGAAGGTTTAAAAGCAGCAATAAAAGCTTCACCTGCTAAAGCACATTGTGCATCTCCAGTTAAACAAAAAGGAGATGTTAAATTAAAAGATGTGCCTGGAAAAGTAGCTGAAGGCGCTAAAGACTTAGTCAATAAAATAGGTAATATTAAAATATCTACTGAAGAAGGAAGAAAGCGTAGAAAAGAAAGAAGAGATTTAAGAAAAAAGCAGAAAGAAGAAAAAAACTCTCCAGTTAAACAAAAAATGGAGATGGTTGAAGTTGATGGTAAGAAAGTACCTAAGTTTGCCGCAGATGGTAAAGGTGCTGGAGATCTTAAAAAATCTTCACCAGCTAAAGGATATAAGTCAGCTGCTCAAAGAAAAGCTGTTCACGCTAATAAAGCTGATGGCGGCGCAGGACATCCTGATAAAAAGAAGTCACCTGCTAAGCAGATGAGTAAACTAAAGAAGTCATCTCCTGCTAAGCAATGTGGTGGTTTTGGCAAAGCTGGTATAAAAGCTATGAAAAAAACATCTGGTAAATCACCAGCTAAACAATGCGGTGGTATGAAGAAATCTCCAGCTAAAAAATATAAAAAATCGCCAGCTAAGGCACATTGTAATAAAAAATAAATTATGGGAAATGTAAATATGCCTATAACGGCAATAGTTCAAAAAGGTATGCCAAAGCCGGGTGGTAAATCAGACTCGCCTAAGGTATCACCAGCTGGTTGGCCTATGAAAGAGTCACCTATTAAACAAATTGGAGTTGATAAAAAAGACACTAAAGCTTTTGAAAAAACTAAAAGATTAGAAGCAAGAGGTGATAGAAAAGTTCAAAGACTTGAAAAAAGAAAACAAAAAGTTGTTGATAGAGTTAATAAAAAAGCAGAAAGAAAATCTAAAAGAATTTTAGGTGATAAATATGGTGAAAGTTCCCCAATTAAAAAAATTAGTGGAGCTTGTAAAACAGCTGCTAAAAAAAAGTTTGATGTATGGCCTAGTGCTTATGCTTCTGGTTGGGGTGTAAGATGTACTAAAGCTGGAGGCCCAGGTAAAATGGGTAAAAGCAAAAAATAAATATGCCTTATATACAGAACAATAGTCCTTTTAAAAAAAGGAAAGATTATCCTGTAATAGAGAAAAAACTAGATAAAGGCGTTGTAGCTGAAGCAAACAAAGATGGAACTATATTTGTAAGTAAAGATGTTTCACCTGCAATGCAAAAACATGCTGTTAAAGAAGAGATAGAGCATCAAAAAGATATGGAGTCTGGCGTACTAGATTACACCGATCATAGTATAACTTATAAAAACAAGACTTATCCAAGAAAAAACGGCAGAATATTATATAATGGCAAATGGCTTCAAGAAGGTGACAATAGGTTTCCATGGGAAAAAGGAGCTAAAACAAGAGCTTACGGCTCTGTTAAAAACGCATAATATGACATTTAAATTAAAACACAAAAACGTACACGCAACCGGCGATAAAGCCAGTCCATTTAAGCAAAACGCGGCTTTAATACAAGGCGCAGGTGATGCCGCTAAATCTTTTACAGATATACAAAATAGCTTTATGGGTGGTGGTATGCAATATGGTTCTAGTAAAGCTGATAATAATAAAGATACTAATAACGCTATAATTAATAGCCAAAATGATCCTTGTGAAAACTTAGAAGGCGAAGAACTAATAAAATGTCAAGAAGAACAAGAACTTGAAAGATTAAAAAATACAGTTGAAGGTGGTGGTGTAAGTGTAAATATAACCACTGATGATTCTCCTGAAGAAACAGAATAAACTAATTAATTATGGCTTTTAAAATGAAAAGATCTGGCACGCAGCTAAGATCAACAACAAGAGTAGCTCCACAGCTAACAAAGTATTCTTCACCTTTACATCAAGACGATGCACAGGTTGATGCTAGTTTTCCTGGTGATCAAACAAGCGAGCCTAATACACAATTAAACGAAGGTGGTAAGACATTTAGAAAGTGTTGTCCTAATGGCCCTAATGGCAAAATGTCACCAACTTGTCCAAATTACATGTGTGCTGACGCAGGAGATGATTACGATCCTTGCGCGTCAAAAGAACCTTGCCCAAGCGGTAAGAAGAAACAAGTTTCAGCAGATGGTAAAACTTGTAACTGTGTTAGTGATTCACCGGGTGGTGAAGTTGTTGAAACTGGAAATATATCACAAGAGATAGATCCTCAGCAGCAAGGTATTTTAACTAACAGAGAAGTTAGAATGAACCAAAGAATGGTTGATAGTGGTGCTAGAAGAACACAACGTAATATACAAAGAGCTAATAGAAGAATAAGAAAAGCTATAAGAAAAGGTTTACCTATATCACAGCAAGATCAAGATATAGTTTCTGGACAGTCTTTAGGTTCTTTAGATGATAATGTAAATATCTACAGACACACAAGGGGTAGTAGATCTATATATACAGGTATGACACGTGGAGCTGTTCAGCCGGAAGCTAGTAAAAGTAGAATGAGGAATTACAATGATAAACTACAAGCTGAAGTTAATAGATTAGCTGCTGAACACCCTAATTATAAAGATGGTCAATTAAAAGGTGCAACTAAAGAAGAAGCTGAGAAAATTACAAAAGATCTAATGGCGCAAGCAAAATCAAACGTACAGTCTACATTTGGTGATCCTAATAAGTCTAAGCATTATAAAGGTGAAATGCATTATATAAATGATAGAACTAGAAAAATGGCTGAAAGAAAAGGGTTAGTGTATGATCCAAAGAAGCAGAAATATGTAAAACCTTCACCTGCAAAAATGAAAGCTCCTAATATCACTGTAAACGTAATGAGACCTTCATATAAAATGAAAGGTTACGGTAATAAAAAATAATATGGCTTTTAAACTACCTAACTCAAGTATAAAAGCGGCTATAACTAAAACAGGTTATAAGTCAGATAGTCCAGATGTAAATAACGATGTAAATATAATACCTAGTAGCAAAATTACAATGGTGGGTGTTGCTTTTCCTGTTAAAGGCGTTGGTAGTAATGGTATAACAAAACACATGAAGCCAGGTAAAGAATATGATTTTGGTAATGCAGACTATGTTGTTGAAACACCTATAAAACATTGCGGCTGTGGTATTATTGGTCCTAAAAGATTTGGCTCTACTGGTTATCCAGGTGATAAAAAAGCATTTGGAAAAGACAAAAATTCACCAATAAAGCAAACAAACAAAAGAACTACTGGTAAAGGTAGACATTTCAGAAAAGCAAAAGAAGGTGCTGGTATGACAGCTGCTGGAGTTGCTTCGTATAGAAAACAAAATCCAGGCAGTAAACTTAAAACAGCTGTAACTGGTAAAGTAAAACCTGGTAGCAAAGCCGCAAAACGTAGAAAAGCTTTTTGCGCTAGATCAAAAAGTTGGACTGGTGAAAGAGGTAGAGCTGCTAGACGTAGATGGAAATGTTAAAATAAAATATTATGCCTAAGAAAAAATTTAGTGAAACAACTGTTGGTAAACTTTTAATGGGTGCTGCAGGAGTAATAAATCCTACACTTGGTAATGTGCTACAAGGTGTTATGTCACCTAAAGAAGCTATAGCTGAAATAACAAAAGCAGATGTAAGTGTAGAAGATAAAATAAAATTACAACAATTAATATACGATCAGCAAAACAAAGAAATACAAGCTATAACAAATCGTTGGCAAGCAGATGCTGCTTCTGATTCTTGGCTTAGTAAAAACGTACGCCCGCTAGTATTAGTGTGGTGTATTGTTGTTTTTTCATTTGCTGGTTTATTAGATAGCGTTGAATCAATACCTTTTAATATAGGTGATACATGGAATGATACTTTTGAAAAAGTTATGATGGCTGTTGTATTAGCATACTTCGGTGGTCGTAGTAGTGAAAAAGTTACAAGCATGGTAAAAAAGAAATAAATGGCTAGAATAAATACATACGCTTTAGATAGCGACATTACGAAAAGCGATATAGTATTAGGATCAGACGGTGGTCAAGCCACTAAAAACTTTCAAATTACTGAAATAGGTAAAGCTATTAGTAAGTTTAACATGGCTGGTTTACCTCAGCTTGGTTATTTTTACCAACAAGATTTAACAGGTGGTAGAAAAGCTGGGTCTATAACAATTGTAGGTGGACTTACTTCAATGGCGTTTACTTCATTAACTAGTATTATTGTGAGTAAGTTTAACTTTGGCAGTTCAGATACAGGTCAAAATTTATTACTTAATATGGTTGGTGAAGAAATTACATTAGCTAGTGTGGATAATCCAAACAACTTTGGTACTTATCAATTAGATAGCGCTACGGTTTTAGATGGTGATAGTAATTTTTATACACTAGCTTTATTTAATACAGGTGGTAATGGTTCAATAATAAAAGATCAATTTTATGTTTTAAGTAGTAAAAAAGGGGATAAAAGTTTTATTTTTACACAAGCAGGTCCTCAAACTACTTGGAACATAACACATAATTTAGGTAAAAAACCTTCAGTAACAGTGGTAACAGACACAGATACAGTAGTTATAGGTGATGTTCAATACACAAACGATAATCAATTAATAATAACGCTTTCGAGTGCAAACTCTGGTAAAGCATATTTAAACTAACAAAACATTTAAAAAATGGCTTTAAAATATCTAACTAATTTAAATATTAACGATAACGTACTGCAAAACGCCAGAGTATTTGCAACAGGTACGGCACCAACGGCATTAGTAGGTGCGATATATGTAGACACAGGTGATGGCAAACTAAAATATCATAATGGCAGTGGCTTTGTTGCTTTAGGAACATCAGACGCAACAGGTGACATTACAAAAGTAGAAGCTGGTAATGGTCTAACCGGTGGTGGTGATAGTGGTGACGTTACTTTAACTGTAGGTGCTGGTGATGGTATAACAGTAAACTCTGCAGATGTTGCGGTAACAGCTGCACAAACAACAATAACAAGTATATATAACACCGCTTTAGAAGTTGGTGGAGCTAGTGGTGTAAACTCTATTAGTTTTGGTGCTAGTAAAATGGCTTTTACTTCATCAAGCACTTCTATATTTGTTGTTGATGGTACTTCAATAAGACCTTCAACAACTAACACTATTAAGCTTGGTACATCAGCAAAAAAATGGTCTGAAGTAAATGCAACAACATTTAATGGCGCGTTAACAGGAAATGTAACTGGTAATGTAACCGGAAACTTAACCGGTAATGTAACAGGTAATGTAACCGGTGATGTAACCGGCGATGTAACAGGTGATGTAACTGGTGACTTAACGGGTAACGTTACGGGTAATGTAACAGGTAATGTAAGTGGTAACGCAGCAAATGTAACAGGTACTGTTGCTATAGCTAACGGTGGTACAGGTTCAACTACAGCTGACGGCGCTTTAACTTCTTTAGGTGGTACTACATCAGGTGTTAATATATTTAAATTAGCAGATAATAGTACTACTGTTAAATTCCTTAGATTAAACGTAAATAACACGTACTCTAAATTAACAGCAAATGATTTTAGAGCTGCTATTGGCGCTGGTACTGGTAGTGGTAATACAACTAGTAATGGTACAAGTGGTAAAGTACCTAAATTTGATGGTTCTAACTCTATTGTTGATTCACTTATAAGTGATGATGGTTCAACTGTAACTATAGGTGGTAATCTTACTGTATCAGGTACAACTACAACTGTAGATTCAACAACTGTTGCTGTCGCAGATAGTATGTTTAAATATGCTAAAGACAATACTGCTGATGTTCTTGATATTGGTTTCTACGGTAAATATGTCTCAGGTGGCACAACAAAATACTCTGGTTTCTTTAGAGATGCTAGTGATTCAGACAAGTGGAAAATATTTTCAACAACTGGTAATAGTAATGCTGAGCCAGGAACAACAGTAGATACTAGTTCTGGTTTTTCATTAGCCACTTTAGTTGTTAACACGTTACAAGGAGATGTAACAGGTGATTTAACGGGTAATGTTACAGGTAATTTAACAGGTGATGTCACTGGTGATGTTACAGGTAATGTTGATGGAAATGTTACTGGTTCTTCAGGTTCTTGTACCGGTAACGCTGCAACAGCTACTTCTGCCAGTGTAGCACAAAAAGTAACAATTACAGATAATGAAAGCACTAATGAATCAAACGCTCTTATATTTACTGCTGGCGGTGCTTTAACAGGTGGCGATCTTGCTTTAGAATCAGATGGAGATTTAACTTATAATCCTTCAACAGGTACTTTACGTGCTGATGCTTTCTCTGGTCCTTTAACTGGCAACGTTACTGGAAACGTTACAGGAAACGTCACAGGTAATGTCACTGGAGACGTTACTGGAGATCTTACTGGAGATGTAACGGGTAACGTAAGTGGCAACGCTGGTGGGTCTTCTGCTTCTTGTACTGGAAATGCGGCGACTGCTACGGCTTTAGCTGCAGGAGTAACAATAGGTATGACTGGAGATGTTTCTTGGACATCAGCTTCTTTTGATGGTAGTGGCAATGTAACAGGTACTTCAACTATTCAGTCTGGAGCAGTAGAGGCTAGTATGTTAGCAGCGCCAATAAAAGGTTGTAGTGAAGCTTTAAATAGCGGTACAGGTGGTATTGATAGAGCTGTTTCAGGTAGTTCAGCACCATATACAACAACATTTACTGTAAGAGTTGGTGGTAGTGGTACTAAACTATCTTCTTTGACAGGTGCAGATAGTAGAAAGCTAATGATAGAAGTTTTAGATAGTAGTTTTAATACTGTTATGGCTGATGTAGCTAGAGCTTCAAATGGTGAAACATTTACTGTAGCATTTTTATCACAAGGCAGTAGCGGAGTTTCAAATAGTTCTTTCAGAATATTAGCTAGACAAGTAGGTTAATAAATAAATAAAATAAAATAAAATGCCAAAGTCATTTTCAAATTTAACTTTTACCGAAAGTGCTCACATCGGATTAGATGATGATACGCCAGAGGTTCCTTTAAAAATAAGACGTGATGATAATGTTTCATTAGACGCTAGTAGCTCAGCTGTAAAGATAGATTATAATCTTTCAGGTACTACAGTTCAAACAGGTGATAGACTTTATGAAGCATTATTGATAGACGCTGATAGTACAGCTACAGGGGGAGATGCCACTAACGAAGTTAGATTTTCTGGTATAAGAGCAATGGTTGAAGATTCAGGTGACGCAAATGATTTATATGGTGGTTATTTTGATGCTAGAAACGATAAAACAATTGCTAACGATGTAGTTAATAACGTGTTTGGTATTTATAGCCTTGCTTATGGTAGACATACAGCTGGTCAAGTTAAAAATATTGTAGGTGGGTATTTTACAGCTTATACTGACAATGCTGATAGTGGTACAAATGTAACCACTCTAGCTGGTGTTAGAGCTTTCGCAGTACAAACCGGCGACAGTGGTAAAACAGTAGATAATGCTTATGGTGTTTATGGTAAAGTAGATTTAGTTGCTAGTACTAATAATGGTACGTTTACTAACGCTGATGGCGTTTTAGGTGAAATTGAAATAGACGAACCTGATTCTACGATAACTAGTGCTAGAGCTGTAAAAGGAGTTATTGATTCTAATGCAGGTACAATAACAAATGCTTATCAATTTCTTGGCCAAACTACCACTGCTGGAACAATTACTAATTCATATGGAATATACTCTAGTGGTGCGTCAAAACATTATCTTTCTGGAGATGTGGGTATAAACACAACAAGTCCAAGTGGTAATCTTCATGTTGTTGGTGAATCAGGTAGTTCAGGCCAAATATATCTTTCAGATGTAGACAACGGTTCTGGTACAGGTGACTCTTTATTAATTAATAAGTCTGGAACTAATGCTTTTGTATATAATAGAGATGGTGGTCAAATGTCTTTTGGAACAAATAATGCTAGTAATAATATAGTTATAGCTAACACTGGAGCTGTAACTTTTTCAAATAGTATACAACCAGGCGGTAATATACTTTTAACAGGATCTAATCACATAACTCACGCTCAAACTGGTGGTATATTTGATTTAAATAAAAACAGCAGTAGAGTACAATTAACAACAAATCACCCTGAAATTGTTTTTCAAATAGATAATGATCATACTGAACCTGATTCCGAGCTTTTTCAAATTAACATATCTACAGCATCTAACCCACCACTTAAATTAACAACTACTGGTTTAGAAATAAACCCAATAAATAACGCTACTTCAGATACTGATAGATTTTTAGTATCAGATGGTAATGTTATTAAATATAGAACAGGCACTGAAGTTTTATCTGATATAGGTGCTGGAACAGTAACAGTTACAAGTGGCGCGTCCGGTAATGTTGCTTTTTTTACAGGTTCAAGTGATATAACAAGTACTAATAAATTCCTTTTTGATTCTACTAATACAAGGCTAAGTGTTAATGGGGGTACGTCTCCTACTAATACGTTACAAATTGGTGGTAATGGTATAAAGGTAACAGCTGGTGGTATAGATCTTACTGGTGATTTAGATTTAGAAGGAGGAGCAGGAGATATATTAATGGGTAATGGCAGTAAATTTCAATGCGACGGAGACCCTGGTACAGATGGTCAATTTCTTAAATCAACTGGTAGTGGCGTAAAATGGCATGATCTTCCAACTACTACTCAAACTATATTGTTTAGTAATTTTTCTGATGATAGTAGTTCAACGTCTGCGTTTAGAATACCTTTTAATTCTTTAAGTGAAACAACATCAAATCAATACTATAATCATTTTGATTGTCCATCAAGTGGTACTATAAAAAGAATTAGATTAAATAATACTAGCGGGACACCAAGCACTGGTTTTACAGTTATTATTGATATATGGAGAAATGCTATTGGTACACCAACACAATCATCAAGCTCTATAACTGTCGCGTCAGGTGGTGTAGTAGAGTATGATCCTGACCTTACTTTTTCAAAAGGTGATGAAATACAAATTGCTTATAGAAAAAGTACCGGTGGTAAATATTTAAGAGGAGTAAGTGCATCAATAATTTTAGAATTTACAAAAATATAATGGCAAATATAAATGATAACATAAGAGGTAAGAAACTATTTAAATCAGGTAGTTCTAAGCAAAGAGCTGTTAAAGGTAGTGACGGTGAAATAACTGTTTCTAGTGAAGTAGCAAGTGATTTAGCTGCTTTAACAGATATGAGTGAGCTATTTAATGATGATGGCTTATATCAATATAATAGGTTTTTAATAAAACAAATTGAAGATTTAAGGGAAGATGTAGAAGAACTACATGCGTTTATAAAAGATGCGTTTGGTAAAGATTCTTCATCAGCTGCTTCGCAAGGCTCTAAAGGTGATACAGGTTCACAAGGACCTAAAGGTGACACAGGAAATACTGGACCACAAGGTCCAAAAGGCGACACTGGAAATACAGGAGCTACAGGAGCTAAAGGCGATAAAGGCGATAAAGGTGATAAAGGTGATACAGGTGATAGAGGCCCAGCTGGGGCTGATGGTAGTGATGCTTCTGTTAGTGGTGCTAGTGGTAGTTTTAAATCAACTAGTGGCAAAACCACAGTAAGTATCACTGTTGAAGATGGATTAATTAGTTCAATCGCAAAATAGGTGATACTATATATATGTAAAATAACTTAAATATAATAAAATGGCAAAAAAAATAAAAAAAGCAGAATTAGAAAAACTACAAGCTTCAGTTTCTAAAATGAATGAAATTAAAATGGAACTTGGTAATATAGAAGCCGCAAAGCATAGATTATTACATAGTTTAGCTGATGTAGAGAATAAAGATTTTGGCGAAATAAAAAAAGAACTTGAAGAAAAATACGGCAAAGTTAATATTAATGTAACTGACGGTACAATAACAGAATTACAAGATGAGTCTGATAAGAAAGATTAGTATAGGTAAAGATTATAAAAACGACTCTATGCATTATTCTGTTGGGCAAGAAGTATATGGTGGTCACACTATAAACTGCATAATAGAAGAAGATGACAGGTTTTCTATCTTTATACAGAAGAAAGATGAAGTACTGCCTTGGAAAGATTTTAATAAAAACATGGCAATATCCGTAGAGTATAATTTAGATTATTAATGAAAAGTATATTTAACTTTATAGTAACGCCTAAAAAAGAAAGATATAACAATATTAAAAAAATAGGTGATAAAGAATTAATACTGAATACAGAAATATTTAATCATCAAAACGTAAGTAGAAATGCTATAGTTTTAGAAACACCTATAATGAGTTGTTTTGAAGTTGAAAAAGGCGATGAGGTTATAATACATCACAATATATTTAGAAGGTGGAGAGATGTAAAAAATGTAGAGCGAAATAGTAGAAGCTGGTTAGATGAAGAAAGATACTTAGTTTATTTAGATCAGATATATGCTTATAAAAAAAACAAAGAGTGGAAAGCTTTTCCAGGCTATAGTTTTGTAAAGCCAATAGTAAATGACGATTTATACAGTATTGAAAAAGAAAAACCTTTGGTAGGTGTAGTAAAATATACAGATGGTTCTATAAAAAAAGGAGACTTAGTTGGATTTACACCAGGTTCTGAATATGAGTTTGTAATAGACGGTCAGAGGCTATATAGAGTTCCTACAAATAAAATTACAATTAAATATGAATATCAAGGAAACGAAAAAGAATATAATCCAAGCTGGGCACAAGGCGGTTGATGAGTTAATAAAAGTTGCTGAAGAAAAAATTATAACTAACACAGAAGATGATGTTTCTGCTGATAGACTTAAGAATGCTGCTGCAACTAAAAAACTAGCTATATTTGATGCTTTTGAAATACTAAATAGAATACAAGAGGAAGAGGATATATTAAACAACAAGCCTAAAAAAGAAGAAAAAACAAAAGCTTTTAGTGGTTTTGCAGAAAGAAGATCTAAATAATGTACCAGCAAACTCTATACAAGGTTATTGAACCTATTAAAATAAACACTATAAAAAGACTTAACAAGTCTAAGAAGTGGGAGTATGGTTATAATAAAGAACATGATATTGTAATTATAAGTAAAGATGGTACTATAGGTGATATATATGAAATACAAAACCTTAGAATAGCGTTACCTAAAGCTAAAAAAATACATAAGTTCAAAGAAGACAAATGGACTAAATTTGAATATCCTAAAGCTTTAGCTAGAATAAAAACAGTATTTGACTGGAAAGAATATCCAGAAGATTTTAAAGAACAATGGTATGATTACATCGATAATGAATTTACCCGTAGGGAGGAAGGTTTTTGGTTTTATAACAAAGGCGTTCCTACTTACATTAGTGGTACTCATTACATGTACTTGCAGTGGTCTAAAATTGACGTCGGAGCACCAGATTTTAGAGAAGCAAATAGATTATTCTTTATTTTCTGGGAAGCTTGTAAGGCAGATTCACGATCCTATGGGATGTGTTACCTTAAGAATAGGCGGTCCGGGTTTTCTTTTATGGCCTC